GTCCCCACTTTAATAAAGTTTGTTCCTGAATCAGGAAAGTTAGCCGTGCTCGTTAACGTAATTGAAGTTCCTGATCCTCCAGTACCAAATGCATTATCACCTAACGCTCCGTTAAGAGTTGTTGTAATAGCCCCTGCTGCTTCACCACCCCAAGATCCTAAACCCCAACCAAATCCTTTTGCTTGCACTGCCGGACCAACTGTATAATATTTTTGTATTCTTATACCACCTGACGTTGTTGCACCAGATCCACTTTCATTTGAAGGCATAGTTATTGTTGCAGTTGTATTTGTAGGTGTTGTTGCAACCATAAATTTTTTATTATCAAAATCTGATGAACTAAAGTTTGAATTTGTAATAGCTGTAAAACTATCCATTAAAAGTATATCACCCGGTGTTAATCCATGCGCACTAGAATAAGTTATAGTTACAGTTGGTGATCCGTTGGTCGTGCTGAACGCGTTTGTTAAAGTGGTTGTCGATTCAATAGGATGTATGTCGTAAAATACACCACCAGAAAAAGCATATAATATTCTATTTGTTCCTATAATTGCATATTTTCTAGATAAACTATTAATAAAATGATGTAGTCCTCGACCTGCTCCAGTCAATTCGTTTTCGTTTAATGTGCCTAATTGATTCCAACCACCTATTTTTTCAGGTATTTGATATCTAAACCTAACATTATCGCAGTCTATCCATTGACCTTCTGCTCCTGTAGGAGTTATTTGTTTGTTAATACCTGGCTGAAATCCTATCTTTTGTAACATAACAGTGTTTTATACAGTATTTTAACTACTTTTTAAAGTAAGATGGTAACCCCAAATGAGCCCGCCCATCATATGGATTAGCCAAATCGTGGTCTTTTTTGTTGTAATGTAAAAAAACTTGAGCACAACAATTACCTTTAAATTTGTTTCTCCAATGTTTAAGTTTACATCCTTTGTATATTAACATGTCTCCTGGTGAAAGATTAATTTCTATAGTTTTTTTGTTTTTTTCTAAATAAATAGGCCATTTATCTCCTCCTAAATTTAAAGTGGTTGATATTTCACAACTATTTCTATCTGTGTGTTTTTTTAAAACATCACCTTTTTTGTATAATCTAGCATAAGAATATGTCTCAACTAAGTTTAATTTAGTTTCTTTTTTCATGACAGGTTTTAACCACCATAAAAGAGTTTCAAAAACGATATCAGAATAAACTGCATACGTGCCATCAACTTGTTTATCATACCAAATTCCCATCACAGGATTTGGTTCCATATAATTTGAATCGTAAAAAGTGTTTGCTACTTGTCTTTTTAATATAAAATAATTAAACATAAACCTAGACATTTCTTTGGATATGGCTTTTTTAATTATTTTGTAGTCTGTTTTATTAAAGTCCATCTTTAATACCGTTCACTATTGTTTTTCTAACGGCTTGTTGATTAAAGTGAATAAATCTAAAAGGTTCTACACCTTCATCTACAATAAATTGATGAGGTAAATATGCAGGAAAAAAAATTAAAGTTCCAGGTTTAGGATTATTATGTATTAGAGTTGTTCCATAAGTAATATCTGCTGGATTTTTTAAAGCTAATTTACTCATCACTGCTGCAGGTCTTGGATCTGTGTAAACAGGTCTTGATGTTTTATCTGAACATTTTAAAAAATAAAAACCAGACATGTGATTGTCGTAGTGGACATGAGTATCATGATGACCTCCTCCTTTTTTAGCAAATTCTTGGACCCAAAATTCATTAATAAATAACTCATAATGTTTCATATCATAACCCATTTCATCTAATAAATTTTTAGAAGTATTTCCAACATAGTCTACTAAAACTTTTAAATCAGGATCATTATGAATTTCTCCTGAGTGATAAGAAAGACTATGATCTCCGACTTTCTTTTTATAAAATAATTCTCTTTCTTTTATTTGTTTTTTTAAATTTTTTTTTGAGAAATTAATGTGTTTATCACAAGCGGTATTAATTTTATCTACCCATTCTGGTTTTTCAATGCTCCATATTGGAGTTGCAAAATAATTATCTGTTCTTAAAATATCATTCATAAGGATAACCCACGTTCCATAGCACAAGAGAATATCTAGTTCCTTGTGTTACAGGTTTTACTCTATGCCATATATAAGAAGGAAAAACAACCAAAGAACCTCTTTCACATATTTCATGACAGGTAAAAATTTTTGGTTGTTGATCTGGTCTTTGATCGTTATTATAAAATTCTAATTCACCTCCCTTATATTTTTTTGGATCTGACAAAGATATAGTTACAGATAATTTTCTAATTTTTCCGTAAAATTTAGGATCATTAGAATTATTCCAAGGTTTTTCAAAACTATCATAATGCCAATCATAATATTGACCTTTTTTATATATTGTAAATTGACAGTTTTCTGACCAATCAAATTTAAAATTCCATCCAGCATTTTTATTTGCTGTTATTATATACGGATATATTTCATCATAAATCCACTGATCATTTAGCCAAGTTATGTTTGAGTTTCTTATTTTTAAAATTTCTTTTTTTGTTGGTTTTTTTAAACCATCACCGCCGGTTCGTGCAAACTTCTTTTTCAAAGACAAACCTTGTTTTATAACTTTATCACAAAATTCTTTAGACAAAGCTTTTTTAAAATACCAGTAAGCGTATTCGTAACGCATATTTACAAAACCTCTTTATGAAAAGGACTATCATCTATGGTGAAGTCAATAAGTTTTTTATACTTTTCTATGTCAGGATTTATCTCTTCATAACCTTTTAAATTAAAATTTTCAAAATGATTTAAACCATTAGAAATTTGTAAAAAATTATATAGTTCAAAATAAGCCATGGCTTTTTCATGAATCGGAAAGTCCATCCAATTTATGTCCATATTTTTAATTCTATTAAAAAGAGTAGAAAACTTTTCTGGGGGTTTTGTTTTATCTTTAAACTCTTTCCAAAATAGGCTGTCTTCTCTTTGAGTGCAGTAATGAAGATAAATAAAATTAACAATATCTTTCATACTATTTAACATTATAGAATTAAACTGATCGTAACCAAAATTATTTTTTGTGAACATATGGTTAACATAAAAAGGAATTAGTTTTAATTGAGTGACAGTAAGATATAAAGAAGTAGATTCTAAAGGTTCTACAAAACTAGAAGCCAAACCCACTGCCATACAGTTGTTAACCCAAAATTTTTCAAAACATCCTGATTCAAAATCAATTACCTTTCTTACCTCAACTTTTTCATTTAAAAATTCTTCAACTTCTTTTTGCGCTTGATTTTCATCTATATAATTTGAATCAAAGACATACCCAGCACCTATTCTACTTTGCAAAGGAACATTCCACATCCATCCATGTGGTAGTGCAATAGCAGACGTATAGGGATTTATTTGTTCTTTGCTTTTTAAATGAAATGGAATAGCTTTTTTCATAGGAAGACTTTCTCTAAAAGAATTCCATTTAACATTAAAATGATTTTTAATTAATAATCTATTAAGACCTGAAGCATCAAAAACAAAATCAACAAAGTATTTATTTTTTTCACACACAATAGAATTGATATATTGATCAGAATCACAGGTTACTTTTTTAAAATTATCATTGACATAAGTAATACCCCTTCGAACACCTACTCTTTTTAAATAGTTAGTCATTTTACCTGCATCAAAATGCAAAGCAAAATTTAAATTATTAAGATTTACTTTTTTATTGTATGATAATTTTGCTGGATAGGTAAACTCATTTAGATCTAATTTTTTTAAAATTAAACTTTTATAATAAAAATCTATACAATTATTACCAAAGTAAGGCTCTACATTAAAGTTATCTAGAACTCCAGTTTCACGAAACCCATGAAAATATTTTTTTTGATCCCCATTCCAATTTTCAAAACTAATTCCATTTTTAATAGTTGCAGAAGTTTCTTTAATTAATTCTCTAAGATTAATATTTAAATCTCTTAAAAAATCTACAAAGTGTGGAGTGGTAGCTTCACCAACACCTATTGGTCCTATATTTTCATTTTCAATAACAAGTATATTTGATTTA